AGCCCGCCCCCTTCATGGGGATGAGCGACATGGTTAATTGCGGATTGTTGGCCGTCGAGCCTACAAACGTCACGTCCGGCAGCATGCGCCAGATGAAACCAAAGTTCTGGCCGTCTTCAATGTCGAACTCGGCAGATTCAATATAGGCGTTGATTGCAGTGGGTGTCCCGGTGGCGTTGTCGTCCACCCCTTGCTCATGGTTCACAAGGTTGTAGGAATACGTAGCCGCCATCGGGTAGTTGCGTAGGCCAGAATCGAGCCATGCCGTGCGGGCCATCGTGCCGTAGTACCAAATCTTCTCCAGGTAATTGAAGACAACGTATCGGTCTACGGTTGTGGAGTTGGCCGAGCAGTAGAACCACCAGACTTCATTGAAGCCCTCATTGGTCCCGGCGAACACTTGGTTACCTTGATCCTGATTGAAGTCGCCAAAGACATGGCGCCGCAGATCGCAAGGCAGCGTTTGCACGCGACCATCGTAGGCGTAGAACTTGTCCACGCCCATCCAGTACACCACGCCAGATGCAATAACCGCAGCATTCGGGCTTTCGATGGAAATGTTGTCGCCCAACAGTTGAGCGCCCCACACCTCTGGAGCGCCCAGGTACTGCAAAGAGTAAACGGCAGAGTCCGTGAACACCACAAGTTCTTGGCGGGCCTGGACTGCCGTGACGATCTCGGAGCCGTGCGAAAGGCGCAGACTACCCGCCTGATTGGTCGCCGAAGGGGTCCAGTCAACCGCGCTCTCTTGGTCTGACCACCGGATCAGCATGGGGTCGATGACGGAGGAGCCAATCTCGTTGCAGCCCAGTGCAAACACGAAGCGGTTGATGTCCGAGATAAAAATCTCGTTCTGGATTGTTGGCACCCCGTTTGCACCAGACAGGGTGGAAAGTTCGACCCCACGAACACTCACCCCGGTCGTGTTATCCCAGTAGTACATGGGGCCGCGCCGAGGCCCAAAGATCAGGTCTTCACCGAAGTTACCCTGGCTCCACAGGCGAATAGATGTGCGGGTGGTGCTCGGAACACCAATCCCCCACGGCCCTGTGCCCCAGGTTCCCGCACCCCATCCGGTCACTGGGACTTCAATCTCTGGGCCCACATTGATCTGGTAGGCGGCAGATACCGTAGAACCGCCCGTGGCGCCCGCCGCCACATTGGTTAATGCGTCGATGGTGTAAGTGTTGACACCCGTAACAGTGATCTGAAATTCAGAATTCAACACCGGAGCATAAGCGCCCGTCACCCCACTGAAGGTCACAAAGTCCCCCGTGATGCCGCCATGAGAAGCAGCAGTTACGGTGACGATTGAGGTGCCATCGCCGGTAAAGGGGTCAGTTCCAAGCGTCACCGTAGAGCGAATGGGCGTGATGTCGTAATACTGGCCCCCGCGCTCGATGTAGAACTTCAGGTTGGTGCCAACTCCAATCAGGTTTTCACCGGCCAGCGTGACCCAGTTCCACAGGGATCGGCAAACACCACGGAACGTATTAGCAGATATGCGAGTCCATCCGCCAATCTTCTCGGGAGTGCCCTGGCGGAAGCGCACCTTGTCGCACTCATACCAACCGTTCTCGTTGGTATAGCGGGTGTTCTCTTTGTTTACACCGGGCTTGAGAGTGAGTTTCTTGAGCGGCATATCGGTATTCTCCCGTCAAGACAGGAAAAGGGCAATCTCGGCTTCCCTGCGTTTAACCAGACCTGGAAGGACTTTGCCGCCGCCCATCGTCCACTGGCGGAAGGCGTCTGCCGCTCCGTTCCAGTCATCCCGATTGGCACGCATCCTGATCTGACTGCGCTGAAGATTGCCTAGCCCTGCATTAAAGGCAAAACTGACCAGAGCGTCAAAGCCGCCTTGACGGCCAAGTATGCGGGGAACAAGTCGAAGAACACCACGTTCAAACACGACGACATCAGCATGGAATAGTTCGTCGATCTCCGTCTTGGTCCAAACACGGTTGTCCTCCAGCTTCAGGGGGAACTCGTTGCGGAGCATCCCGGTATAGCCTTCCTTGCGGATGACCGGGAGCCTGATCTGCTCTTGGTACAGCACATGGCCATAGCCAATCGTCCAGATGTGAGCGGGGCAAAGGTAGGGTTTACTCCTAAAGCCCTCATACTTGTGCATGAGAGCCTCGCCCACCTTGCTCAGTTTCACTTCTTATTCCACTGGCGAGAACCAAACCAAAACCCGATGATGCCGCCGAGCATGGCCATCTCGTCACTGGAGAAGATCAGGTCGGAGTAGCGGATCACATCATCTACGCTCTGGATCAGTTCCGGGTGGTTCCACAGATACCACGCCATGAAGCCGTTGAGCGCAATCAACTCAAGCACGAACAAGTAGGTCACCGTGGGGCGCACCGTCCCGACATAGTTGGCAACCCACTTGGATGCCTTCTCCAGAACCTTTTTGTCGTGGTCCAGAGCCGCTTCGGTCATCCGGGCGTCGGTTTCCATCGCAACCTGCTCGGTGCGAATCTCCTCCATCCGGGCCTGGGCGGCGAAGCCTGCCGCTGCCAGTTGAAGTTCCCGCTCAGTCTGAATCTGCGCCAGACGCAGTTCATGGGCTTGGTCTGCCTTGTTCTGGAAATACTCCATCAACTTGGGCAGGCCCGAGATCAGCAGACCGCCGAGGGTCGAAATGAGTGACAGCATTACTTATTCCCCCTGGCAATACGCTCACGCTCCTCAAGCAGCCTGACCTTGACCTGCAACTCATTTATGTGGGCCATCAGTTGCTCTTTCTGAATCTGCCTGCGCTCTGCGCTGATAGGACTGTCAGTGGGCGTGCCTTCCTTCGTGATGAGGGCAGGCATCTGCCCTTCGATCTTGGTCAGACGCTCAGAGAAGGATGCAACCTGTCCCAGTAGCCAAGCAAGTGCAGCCACCACGATAGGGATGACTGCCTTGAGTACGTCTGACCATGCCATGTTTACTCCCTTGACGCCGTTACAGTGTCGTCGCCCTTGCTGACCGTCACTTTGTCGCCCTGCACGGTCACCTTCATGGGCTGCTCAGGCTTATCCAGGCGGTCCAACTTGTCGATCAGGGTCTGGATGACCTTGAACTCGGGCTTTTCCTGCTTCTCGGCAGTACCGGCGATGCCGTTCATCATGTTGATGAGCGCAACCAGTGCGCCACCGATCATCGTCATCACTGCCGTGATGGCAGAGTCGGACAGGAAGTAAGAGGAGCCTACCCCAATCAGCACGATCAGGGTGATGTAGAAAAGGCCAAACCTACCGATGGACTTACCGGCAACTTCCTTGGCTGTCTCGGCGGGTTTGGTTTCTTCCATGATTTACTCCGTGATCACCACCGTGTCGGTGTCTTCAAAGAACATCATGCGCCCACGGCACGCGATGTTGTAGTCCTGCCCGTTGGCATCCAACTCTGTCCACGACCGGGTTTCAATCCTAACGTGCTTGGCAAGGATTTCTCTGCTGCCCTCAAAAACGCGCCAGACGTGAAGCATGGAGCCACGACCCGGTTGTCCGCGTGACTTATTGAACCGGATCGTGTACTTGTTCACTCAGGGGCCTTGGGCCACTGAATGTTGTCGGGAAAACCTGCCTGAAGACGAATCTCGCGCAATGCACGGCGATACTCAATCCACAGTGCGCGGTCGCCCGCAGTCATAGGCACATCCGGCAGGACAGACCAGTCGGACTCGGCCAACATCTTCTTAGCGCGATCCCATGCGAGTTCAGCCGCAGAAGACGGAACCGGGCCAGGAGGCGCATCGCCAACCTCAACCCATCCTTGATCGTTGTAAGACTCGCCCAGCCAAGACAGGTCACCGATCTGGTCGATGAAGCCGTGAAGGCCAAAGATGGGCCCCCAATTTTCAGGCAGCGGCTGCGGCTCGCTTAGTGCGCTTCCGTCCGACAATTTTTTGAGTTGCCACAGTTTGCTCATTTTCATTACTCCTTGCCATTAAGGCGGGTTGAAGTCCCGGCTGCTGCTCAGGGGGCGGCAAAGTTCTACCTTTGTCCGCGTGCACATCCATGTCATTTACGTGGGGTGCGTGCCCGGAACCGGTGTTCCGCAGTGCACCGCCACCGTTCCTGTAGTGTTCCAACTCTCCCGGGGTGTACTTCCAGTTTCTCCAACTCGAAAAATCATTTCGCGGCTGAAGATGAATATGGCACCCTACGTTTGCGGCCAGTTGATGAATAAACTCAATGACTTCTACAGGCTGCAAAATAATCCACAGGTTGCTGTTATTGCCCCGCATGTTTATTTCTGTAACACCGCCGGGGCAAATACCGGCGGTTATAGATCGAGCACGCGATAAATCTCCATGTCTGCTTTGAACAGACATTTCGTTATCTAAACGCTCAAATTCTTTTTTCCGTTCGCTGTTTTTCATTATTGAGTATTCCAACTAATAACTACTTGACCGCCTGGGTTCCCGACAGTGATTGGATAACTACCGCCTGGAGTTACAGTTAAACAATTGAAGGTAGATGGCGTGGAATTAGAGCCTGGATTACCAGGGTTGCCCGGTGAGCCTGGAACCGCTCCGGCAGAACGCCCGCCGCCACCGCCACCACCTGCGAAAATAGCGCCGCGCCCTCCGCCTCCACCTGCGCTATAACCCGGCGCTCCAGGACTACTGCCGGACCCTGAACCGCCACCGATGTTACCGCCATTACCACCCGCATTACCGGGGTTTCCTGGGTTACAACTACCAGAACCGCCACCGCCAAAATCGGGATTGCAAGGAAAGGGGGAGTACAAATTACTGCCGTTAGCACCGGCACCGCCGCCTACGTTACCGCCATAGCCTCCGCCAAACGGCCCTCCACAAGAAAAATTATTTCCGCATGGACATACGAGTGCACTGCCTCCGTATCCCCCGCCGCCGCCCAAACCGCCAGCAGAGCCTGCACCAGCAGCCCCACCATATCCACCGAACCCGCCAGCCCCACCTGGAAAAGTTTTACAAATTCCAGATGAAGTGCCCCCCGTGGCGCCAAAGTTACCATTGTTACCAGGGTTACCAGCGCCGGCACTAGCCGCAGAATTTCCGGCCCCACCGCTAGCACCTGACGAGCCCCCACCACCCCCATTACCGCCAGACCCTAAAGGAGTAGAGCCCCCGTTTCCGCCGTTAGTACCACAATAATTCCCATAGAAATTATAAGTTGGGTAATAGGCCGCTAGTGATCCCCCACCTCCGCCTCCGCCTCCACCGGCAACCCCAGAGCCGGGCCACGGGCCAGTGTTGCCTGGATTGCCCGGGTTACCCGCAGCACCATTTCCCCCTTTACCGGTGATATTGACTTTAGTAACACCAACCGGTACGGTGAAAGTGCCAGAAGCGTTAAATGTTTGCGAGCCTGCGGGAACAATTGATTTGCCCCCAAACATGGCTACTTTAGGTGTTCCTGCGGGCATTACTGGCTCCTATGTTGTGCGCTCATACCGTAGTGCGGGCGCTTGTCCTTCGCATAGGCAGCATTCGGACCATTCTTGTCCACATAGTGCAACATGAACTGCACGTTCAACTGCCCATCATCTAGTGGTTGCCGCCAATGTGTGGCTTCACATCCCTTATATATTACGGCGTCCCCCGGTTCAAGGATGTGCTTCTCCGGGTCGTTTTTACCGTACTGTGTATAAATTGGAGAAACAGGCCCCTTAGTAGCGACGTTGACCGTAACGCTTACTTCACATGAAGGACGGTCAACATGCGGCCTAAGCGATTCACCCGGCTGATATACTCGGGCATACGAGTAAGTCGGAATGAGTTCTTTGCCTGTAGCATCTTCCACAGCAGTGCGACTAGCCTGCAACAGCACCTCGATCAAAGGGTCTGCATAATAAAAGAACCGGGACGTCTCATCCGCCGGTTTTTCTTCCTTCCACTCGCCACGTCGAATTTTGTTCTCAAGATACTGAGAAACAACTGAAACAGTTTGCTCGTCAATAAAATTTTTGACAAGTGTACAACCGTTAGTTTCGAAGTAGTTGGCGTTACTCATAATAGAACCACCCCGTCACAATATATTTGCTGCGGTTACCAAATACAGTATTCCCGCGATGGGCATGCGTAAACGTAGCAGGCCAAATAACCATTGTGTTTTCTTGGGGGCTAATCCTGCGCTGTTGATATAGAAACTCTGTTTCTCCGGCTTCCTCTTGCGCCAAAGTATTAAGGTACAACATATAAACCAAAACACGGTCGGCATGATCGCCATTACCCTGTTCGCCATGCCAAATGTGGTACCCACCGCCCGGATCAGTGCGTTGGACTTTCATTGCGGTGCCCGCAATCTTGCCTTCCTTGAGGATTGAAAACTGCTCTGTATATCTGTCATAGCAGTTTTGAAGCCCGTCGAAGAACAATCCAGATGATGAAGTTCCGTTAAAGGGGGCGGCAAAGTGAACCCCAAGGTTCAAGGCCAACTGAACATCGTGTTTGCGATGCTTATGTGCGCCTTCACTTTGCTGTCGATTACTGCCAGCACCAGATTCCACCAGACGATCAAACTCTTTGATCAGGTGTTGACAGTACCCCTCCGGGTACACATCCCGATAGATGGCAATGAAGTCTTTGTATTCAGCGTTCATCGGAATGCGGGGCCGGAAACCCAGGCCACAAGAGATTGACGATTACCGCTTGTCACGGGGGTTACTTGGTGGAGTACATATGAAGGGAATGCTGCCACCAGCCCCCGCTGTTTGCGAACGGTTTGCGGTTGCCCACCAACCATAACCTGAAGGTTCCCCCCTTCGTACTGGCTCGGATCGGTCAGTTGGAGTACCAGACTGAGTTTCCGGCTTGGGGCTATCTTGCCTCCGTAATCCACGTGCCATCCGTACATCCCCTGTTCAGATTGATCGTAGTTGGTTAACTGTAGATGTTCGCCAAACCCTGTCAGTTCAAAACGATAATACTGAGCATTAAGCGCAGACGCAATATGCCCAAGTTTATTGAATACCCAAGCAGTATCTTGGGTTTTCCCCATCCAAGAAATTTGCGACCGCCTCACCTTGCTCAGTTCGTCGTCGCTTAATTCTCCTGCTGCCCCACGTCGATCAGCCTTCTGTGCCTGCCCTTGCAGCCAGTCAAGTTCCTGTTCGGTGAAGCCGTTCTCCCACCAAACAAACGGTTCAATTGCAGTGGCGTAAGGCGTCAGCAAGTGTTGCAAGGGCGCTCCTTGTGAGACACGATGAAATGAATGCACCGTGTCGGGGTGTCGGCGTTGCTGCCGGTCAGTTGATGCTGCATCCACGAACTTCCAAACATCACGGTTCCAGGCACCATGTTGTTGAAGTGGATGATGTTGGTAGCGTTGCTGACCTCTTCGCCCTGCACGAAGTCCAGTTCGATCATGGACTTGTTCATGCGGGTGTCGTGGTAGATCGGGTATGCGCCACCCTGCGGAGTTTCGAGGAAGAACCACCCACACATCTGGCTGTTCTTGTGGACATGCACGTTGGTGCCGCCGCCCCGATTGATCTCCTGCGCCCACAGGCCGGAGAGGTAGAAGTCGTACTTGTCTACCGCGTAGCCCTGACCACGAAGCAGGTCTACAACTGACAGCAGAAGGTAGTCTGCCACTTCCCTGAAGGCAGGATCGTGCGCGAGATGGGCGGACTGAGACATCGGCCACTCGGGCTTGCGAACTTGATCCAAGTATTGGATGCATGTCGGCAGAACCTTCTCAGCCAAGTCGGGCCGCTCATCTCGATAGACGATAGCCGGGAAGTAGGCAAAGCCTTCCATCAAGCGTTGATGTGGGCTTCAATTGCGGCGGCGAAAGCCGTGATGTCAGCGGCGGAAACGTCACGAGCGTCCACAGGCTTGCTGCGGGCGTTCTCAAGCAGGGTTTCCTTAGCAAGCCGCACGGCTTCCAGTTTTGCCTGCTTGGCCTGCAACGCCATTTGGTTAGCGTGGCGGGCGTTCTCCAAATCCATCTGGAATTGTTGGTCAACAGTCATAGACATTTTTTGCTCCTATTAAGCGGCCATATTCTTCATGGCAATATTGCCGTACCACGTCGTGCCTCCATCCGGGGTGAAGAAAACCCAGATGTCAGTGGCGTTCGCCGTGGTTGTGCGAGACAGGGACGCTGCCCCGCCAGGGAATCGGAAAGAACCACCAGACCAAGCCACAGTTCTACCGGCTGTGCCGTCGTTCGTCAAGATCAACGTGAACGAAGACGAGCCCGTGGCGATTGGGTTGGAGAGTGTAAACGTGCAGTTGCCGGTCAGCGTGGCAGTGAAGACGTTGGCATTCCGCAGGTCAATGGTCGTGGCCGTCCCGGTGTTACCCAGGGCAGAAACCGTATCCGCGTAGGCTTTGGGTCGCACAAACCCTGCGGTAGTTACGGTTAGCAAAGGTGCTGTCGCAAGACTGCCGCCCGGAGACAGATACCAACTGTCAGAGTCGCTGTTACGAATACCCGCAGACCAAGAAGTAACCCCGGCAACCGTCCAAGTCAAAAAGGGATCGCCAGCAGTGCCACCGTTTACATAAATAAAGTTTTGCGCGTCACTATTTGCGGAAGTGCTGGTGTTTAACAACCGCGACTGGACTGTGGCTCCAGCACTCGAAATGGACACATCTAACTTTGATCCGTCGAACGACAGCGCACTCCCCGTGGTCAGCGCACTGGTAGACGAAGCGTACAGAACACCGTTTGCGGTGAAGGAAGTCAGACCTGTACCACCACCCGTGGTGGGCAATGTCCCGGTCGTCAGTGCAGACGACGATGTTGCATACATCGCGCCGTTTGCATTAAAAGAAGTCAGCCCCGTGCCGCCGTTCGTGGTGGCAAGCGTTCCCGCCAGGGTGACTGCGCCGGAAGTGGCGGAGTTGGGCGTGAAGCCCGTGGTGCCTGCGCTGAAGGTCGTCACGCCATCAGCCGTGCTAGACGCCACCTTCACATAGTCGCTGCCGTTCCAGGCAACGATGGCGCTTTCACCAGACACCATTGTCACGCCTGTCGTCGGGCCTGCCCCGACAATCTTCACAGACTGTGAAGTTGAGGTTGCGTTAATGATCAGGTACTGACGGCTAGACGCCGGAGCAGTGATCGTCAGCAGTCCCGCAGGGTTGCCCGTGCAGTTGATCACCGCATACTGGGCAGAGCCAGAAGAGCCTGAGCCAACCTGCGTCAGTGAAGTGCCGTTGGTAACCGTGAGCGTTACCGCCGTCTGGGAACCACTGATGGCCTGCGTGCCTGCGACAGAGGCATCTACATACCGAGTGATGTAGTCGTTGACCGTGTCACCCCAGGTGCCGGACAGTTCACCCGTGACCGGGAGGGCAAGGCCCAAAAGGGAGGTGTATGAGGTGGGCATCTAAGGCTCCTATGTCGTCGGCACGGGCGTCCACCCGGACGACTGCACGTTGTTGATATTCTGCCAATTTGCGGTCTGGGTGTCATCAATGATTTCCCAGAAATAGCGCACCGTCTGTGATTCGGTGATGGCAGCGGTTTCGGTACGGGATACCCCGTAGTTTGTGATGGCCGCGATCTGGGCGGCTATCGTCGCATTCTCGATTACAGACGCCACAAACGTGGTGGCGGCGTCTTCTGTGCTGCTGATGGCTGCGGTTTCCGTGACCGACAGCCCGGTGTAACTCGTAGCCGCAGATTCCAAAGTCGAAGTTGCTACCGTTTCGGTGACGGTTTCACCGTAGAACAGTCCAACCTGCTCATCGTCTGTAGCCGCAGCCGTCTCTGTGACACTCACCGCAAAGGTGGTGGCCACGCTCTGATCGTCAGTGATAGCCACGGAGTCAGAAGCACTGACTGCGTAATCAACATTGACTGACTGAGTTTCTGTTGCAGCCGCCGTCTCGGTGACAGACGCCGTGTAGTCAACAAGCGCGTCTTGCGTCTCGGACGCTGCCGCCGTCTCCGTCACGGAGACATTCAGAATCAGCGTGGCGCTCTGAGTTTCGGAGATGGTGTCCGCACCGCCCCAGGCAGAAACGCCCCAACCACCACCGCCCCAGGCCACTTGCGTGACCACGTTTTCCGTGATGGACACCGGGTAGATGGCGCCACCTGCGTTTGTCTCCGAGATGGTGGAGGATTCTGTGACCGACTCGGTGTAGTCGGTCGTGGCGGTCTGCGCCTCAGTCAGCGCCGCTGTTTCAGAAACGGTGTCTGCGTAAACAAGACTGACCGATTGATCTTCCGTAGCCGCCGCTGTTTCAGTAACGGAGACAGGGAAGGTGGCTGCGCCCGTCTGCGTTTCCGCAAGCGCAGCAGTTTCTGTGACGCTTCCGGTTAAGGTTGCATCAACAGACTGTGTTTCAGAAAGG